ATATAAAAGATGGTAGAAAGTAAATTACAACCCTTAATAGATAAATACATTAGTGATCCTACTAATCCCGATAGTAATTACTGGTTAGCATACGAGTATGAAAAAATAGGACAAAATGCAGCTGCGCTATCATATTATTTAAGATGTGCTGAAATATCAGAAGATAAAGATTTAGTTTACGAATGTCTTTTAAAGACCTGGTTAATGTTACATAGAACTGAGAGAAGACCTTGGTATGAACATCAACAACTCTTAACAGCTATAACTTATTACCCTAAAAGACCTGAAGCTTATTATCTATTATCTATTCTACATGAAAAAAAGGAAGAATGGAAAGAGTGTTTTTATTATGCAAGTGTAGGATTAGAAATATGCGATTTTGATTTACCTGACTTAAGAACTGAAGTTGAATACCCAGGAGACTTTGCTCTACTTTTACAAAAAGCATTTAGTAGTTGGTACGTAGGACAAAGAGAGTATAGTAAAAAACTTTGGTTACAAACTTATAACCATCCTAATATTTCTCCAAAATTTAAAAAATTAGCAAAAGAAAATTTAACTAAATTTAATTTGTTAAATTATGATAACGATGAAAAAATAGACATAATACTTCAGGGTAAATATTCTGAATATAGTCTAGAGACAGCTAAACAATATTTAAAATTACCATTCGTTGATAATATAATAATTTCATGCTGGGTTGACGATAATATACCTACTGATAATTTAGATAATATAAAATTTATTAAAAATAAATACCCTTCTTCCAATGGCACAGGAAATAGAAATTTACAATTAGTTTCTTCTTTAAACGGTGTAAAGAATTCTACTAATACTTTTGTAGTTAAAATGCGTAACGATCAAAGATACGATAACGAAAGTATGCAAAAAATGTATAATTTTTTTAACGAAAATAAACAAAAGAAAATTAGTTACGAAAATAATAGTTCATTTCCTAAAAATAGAATATTAGTTGCAGGGAATTTTTATGCTTTTCCTTTCCATCCTAGAGATCATGTCTTTTGGGGCAATAGAGAAGACCTAGTAGAACTATTTGATATACCATTAGAGCAAAGTAGTATCGAAGAAAGGGTAAAAATGAAAAGAGAAGATTATTGGAAATATTACGATTGTTATATTAGAACTGAATCATATATAGGTAGTCATTATTGTTCAAATTTTGATGAAAGAATAAAAAAATGGTTACTTAAACCTGAATTATATCTTTATGATGATTCGTCTAACTATAATGAAGCATTAGAATTAAGTAATGAACTAACTAAGAAAGTATTTAAATCATTCCCTAAAGAAGGAATAAATTTAGAATGGGATAAATATAATTGGGATGAGTACCCCTACGATAATCAATACACTCAGTTCCATGAAAGATGGCATGAAGACGGATATTAATATAGGGTTATCCGGTTCAAAAATTTTACTAACCGATAAAGGTACAATTAAAAAATATTTACCCGTTAATAATCCTAAAAGAAGCAAGTTTCAGGTAATGAAGCAACAGTCTTTTAATAATAATATATTTTTAGGTATTAATGTACCTAAAATACTTGATATTCAAAAGAGTTATTTTGAAATGGAAAATATTTTAGGAGAAAGTTATACTGAATATTTTGATAAATGTAGTAAAAGTGATTTGGATAATTTTATTAATATAATTAAAAATTATTTTAAAATAATAAAGACTGATAGTATAAATTATAACTCAGACCTATTAAATAAACTATTAATTGAAAAAATAGATAATCTTTATAAACTTTCTAAACATAAAAGTTTTTTAAATTTTTTAAAAAAAGAAGTTGAATCTAATATATTTGATAATATACCGAAATCTTACTGTCATGGAGATTTATCTATAACTAATATAATTTTTGTAGAAAATAAACTCTACTTTATAGATTTTATAGATTCTTTCGTAGATACTTTCTTAATAGATTTAGTTAAACTTAAACAAGACTTATTTTATAAATGGGCTTTAAAAATTCATTCAAATAATTTAAGGTACAATCAAAGTTTTGATTATATATGGAAGCACATTTACGAAGAATATAAAAATTACTTTGATAATGACTTTTGCAATATTTTAGATTGTATTAATTTACTAAGAATAGAACCTTATCTTAAAAAAGAAAAACAAAATTTAATTTTAGAAAAAATATTAATTAAAACTAAATATTATGAAAAATTTAATCGTTCCTATAGCAGGTAAATCAACTAGATTTCCTAATACTAGACCTAAATGGATGTTAACTCATCCTAAAAGCGGTTTATTTATGGCATTAGAAAGTATAAAAGGAATAAATTTAGATTTTTTTAATAAAATATACTTTATAGCTTTAAGAGAGCATGAAACTGAATATAAATTTACTAAAGGTTTTAAATTAGAATTAAATAAATTAAATTTACTAGATAAAACTACTATAATATATTTAGATAAACCAACATCTTCTCAATCTGAAACGGTATTGAAAGGAATAACTCAACAAAACATAGAAGGATTTATAATGATAAAAGATTCAGATAATTATTTTGAATGTAAATTAAATTCTACTGAAAATCAAGTTTGTTATTTTGATTTAAACGATACTTCTAATATTAACCCTACTAATAAAAGTTATATTAATATTAATGTAAAAAATATTATTACTAATATAGTAGAAAAGAAAATTATAAGCTCTACTTTTTCGATTGGAGGTTATTGTTTTAATTCAACCGAAGATTTTATATCAGCTTTTAAGAGTCTTAAAGATTTTTCTGATGAGTGTTATATCAGTAATATAATTTTCGATTTAATTTTGAAAGGTAAAGTTTTTAAAGGTAAAAAATGCTCTGATTACTCAGATTGGGGTACGTTAGAAGATTGGAATAATTACAAAGCTCAATATAATACTTTATTTATAGATATAGATGGTACTTTAATTGAAAATACTTCTTACAAATTTCCTCCTTACACAGGTAATGGTAAACCTATGGATAAAAATATTAAATGGCTAAGAAAATTATATAATGAAGATAAAACACAGATTGTATTAACTACTAGTAGACCTCAAGAAAGTATGCAAGAAACTATACTAGAGTTATTTGAAAAAGAAATCCCTTACGATAAGTTAATTATGGGATTAAATCATTCAAAAAGAATTATTATAAATGATTATGCTAATTCAAATCCTTTCCCTTCTTGTGATTCTATAAACATTAAAAGAAACTCAGATACTTTAGATACTTATAAAATTTAAAAAAAGTTGTATTTTAAAAAATAAAATACTATATTATAATAGTATACATAAAATAACTAATATATATTAAAATGGCAAACAAAAAATTAAAAAAAGACGAACTGCAAAAAATTGAAGATATTCAAGTTAGAATGCAGGCTGTTAGAGCAGAATTAGGATCTTTAGCATTAGCTGAAATTGATCTAAAAAATAGAAAAGCCTCAGTAGAATCTTACCTTACTGAAACTCAGGAATTAGAAGCTAATTTAGTTTCACAATTACAAGATAAATATGGTAGAGGTTCAATAGATATAAATAAAAAAGTATTTATTCCTGAACAGGTTGATGCACCGAAGGAGCCTATACCAACGGTTGAATAAATAGAAATATTTTCTAATCTCTTGTAGGGGAAGGTTTTGCACCTTCCCTTCCTATTTATATACAGGTAACTACCTACAATGAGCTAGGATGGTTTACAAAATAAACTGATATTTATAAAAGACATTTAAATAAACTTCATTAAACATGGCAGAAACAATTATCTCTCCAGGTGTATTTACAAGAGAAAATGACATTTCATTTATCCAACCAGCCCCTGTTGTTGCAGGAGCAGCTATTATCGGTCCTACATTTAAAGGACCAGTTGAGTTACCTACATTAGTAACTTCATTCAATGATTACGTTAGAAAATTTGGAAGTTCATTCAATAGTGGATCCGCTGGAGCAGCACAACCAGGAGTTAAGGAGTATTTTACTACCTTAGCAGTAAGAAATTATTTTTCACAAGGAGGAGGATCAGTATTAGTATCTAGAGTAGTTGGTAATGCTCATACTTCTGCTGCTAGTACATTCGTTACAGCCTCAAATGGTAGTAGATCAACCCCAGTATTTACTTTTGAGACTATAGGTAAGGGAGAAATATACAATAACTACTCAGGCTCTTCAACACCGACTGATTTTCAAAATTCCGATAGTTCATTAATATCAGGATCATCTGATAATATAAGATGGGAAATTTCAAATGTAAACAGTAGTTTAGGAACATTTACTTTTTCAGTTAGACAAGGAGACGATAGCCTTAAAAATAAAGTCGTATTAGAAACTTTTAATAACGTATCGTTAGACCCTCTTAATGCTAATTATATTGAAAAATCAATAGGTAACCAAACTACTTTCCTTGCTACCGATAGTGATGGAACGAAATTCATTATGAATAGTGGTTCATTTGCAAATAAATCTAATTACATAAGAATTAAATCTGTAAATTTACCAACTCCAAACTATTTACAAGCTGACGGTTTAACTACAGGTTCATATAGTTCAGGATTTGGATATGCAGATTCTTTACCTGCAGCTCAATCAGGAGGTTTCCATAGCGCTACAGGAAATATTGGCGCAGGATCGAATTATTTCGAAAGCGTAAATAATACTAATACTCAAGGTTTAGCAGGTTCTGACTATAGTGATATAATCGGAGTATTAGAAAATAAAGAAGAATATCAATTTAATGTTATTTCTGCTCCAGGTTTAATTTATCAAAATGCTACTCAAAAAGGAGCTTTAGATAGTATTATTTCTTTAGCTGAAACAAGAGGAGATTGTATAGCTATTATAGATTTAGTAAACTATAATTCAACTATAGGTTCAGTCGTTACTCAGGCACAGGGATTAAACAGTTCTTATGCTGCAAGTTACTGGCCATGGGTACAAATGAATACATCTGCCGGACTACAATTCGCACCTGCATCAGTAGTAATTCCAGGAGTATATGCATTTAATGATAACAGTGCAGCACCTTGGTTTGCACCAGCAGGTCTAGTTAGAGGAGGAATTACAGGAGTAATTCAAGCAGAAAAAAGATTAACAAGAACTCAAAGAGATACTTTATATTCAGATAAAGTTAATCCTATAGCTTCATTCCCAGGACAAGGTATTTCAGTGTTCGGTCAGAAAACTTTACAAACTAAAGCATCTGCTTTAGATAGAGTAAATGTTAGAAGATTATTAATCGAGTTGAAGAAATTCATCGGTGATCAAGCTAGAACTTTAGTATTCGAGCAAAATACTATCACTACTCGTAATAGATTCTTAGCAACGGTTAATCCATTCTTAGAATCAGTAGTACAAAGACAAGGTCTTTTTGCTTTCAGAGTAGTAATGGATGATTCAAACAATACAGCTGATGTTGTAGATAGAAATCAATTGATAGGTCAAATCTTTATTCAACCAGCTAAAACTGCAGAATTTATAGTATTAGACTTTACAATCGAACCTACAGGAGCAACATTTGCAGGATAATTTAAATTTAAGATATTTATAATAAAGAATAAATAAAATGGCAGTATTAGATCCAAACGAAATTATGTTTAGAGCCTTCGAACCGAAGGTACAGAATAGATTTATCATGTATATGGATAACATTCCATCATTCATGGTAAAAACAGTATCAGCTCCAAGCTTTGAA